CATTGATGCTGTGTATGACATTGGTGCTCCCACCCAGCGTGTGGACACAGTTTATGCACAGTATTTTGTGGGCAATGGATCCGGTATTACCGGAGTCACTGCTGCGGCAGCGTCTAATATATCTTTGGCCCAAAGCAACGTCACAGTCACCGCTGGCGGTCCTGTTACCATTGGCATACAAAACACCAGCAATACCGCAGTGTTTGGTGCTGCCAACACCACGTTCAAGGGTCATGTGTTGCCAGCTGCCAACGTCACTTACGATCTGGGCAGCGCAACACAAGCCTGGAACGACTTGTATTTGAGCGGCAACACAGTATATCTCAACAATGCCACCATTACCAGCAATGCCACAGCACTGACATTTACCAATCAAGCCGGCGGCACGTTTGTGCTGGGCGGCACAGGACAATCTGGCAGCAACACCATCAGCAACGGCAGCAGCAATGTGAGCATAGCCTCAGCGGCTGGACCAATTACCATAGGTGTGGCTGGAGTAACTCGCGGAACATTCAATGCCAATGGCCTGCAGGTCACTGGCGGTGCAATCACAGCCAGTGGCAATATTGTCACTGGCGGATTCTTCATTGGAGACGTGATCGGCAACATCACTGGCAATCTAGTTGTGCCAGGTGCAAATACTGAAATTCTTTTTAATGAGTCGGGAAATGCTGCTGCGTCCCCGGCCCTGCGATTTGATTATGTGGCCAATTTGCTCACAGTGCTGGGCAACACCACAATCTCTGGTGCAATCAATGCCAGTTCTTTAACCGTCACAGGCAATATCTCAGGCGCCAATGTGTTGGGCGGTGCCAATGTCAATGCCACATTGTTTACAGGTACCACAGTTTTGGTCAGTGGCAACGTCACTGGTGGCAACCTACTTGCACCAGGTGCAGTAATAGCAACTTTGCTGACCGGGGGCAATCTACAGGTCACTGGCGGGGTCAGTGGTAGTGCTGTGACTGCTGTTGCAAACATCACTGGCGGTAATATAAACACAGCAGGTGTGGTAAGTGCCACTGGCAACGTCACTGGTGGCAACGTCAACACAAACCAATTGAGTCTCACAGGCAATGTGCTTTCTGTATTGAACGTGTCAGGCAACATTGCTGGTGCTAATATTTTTACACCTGGTGTTATTGTTGCCATAGGCAACATCGCAGGTGGCAACATCTTGGGCGGAGCCAATGTCAATGCCACCACACTCACAGGTACCACTGTTTCAGTCACTGGCAACATTACCAGTGGCAATGTCAACACTGCAGGCGTGATCACCGCAGTTGGTAATGTTGTTGGTGGCAATATCAACACAGGTTCTCAAATGGTTGCCACAGGCAATGTCACAGGTGGCAATATCAACACTGCGGGATTGGCGTCAGTTGTGGGCAACGTGGTTGGTGGCAATATCAACACTGCGGGATTGGCGTCAGTTGTGGGCAACGTTGTTGGTGGCAACATCAACACCGCGGGAATTGTTTCGGCCACTGGGAATATCACAACAGCTGGTTTTTATTTAGGCAACGGTTCTCAACTCACAGGCGTGGTTGCTACTGTGGTTGGGGTGCTACCCAGTTTAAGTGTAACAGGCAACACAATCACAGGTAATTTCAGCACTGCTGGGGTTATCACAGCCACAGGCAACATCACTGGCGGCAACATCATCGGAGTAGCAACAGTTAGTGCTGTGAGTGTGGTAGCAACTGGTAATGTCACGGGTGGTAATGTCAACACTGCAGGATTAGTTTCAGTCACAGGCAATGTGACTGGTGGTAATTTGATCACTGCAGCCGCGGTGAGTGCTGGTTCTGTTAGTGCTAGTAGCAACGTGTCTGGTGGAAATTTGATCACAGCAGGTGCAGTAAGTGCTACGTCGGTTAGCACCACAGCCAACATTACTGGTGGTAATTTGATCACAGCAGGTGCTGTGAGTGCCGCCAGTACAAGTGCAAGTGGCAATGTCACTGGCGGCAATATTGTCACTGGTGGCCTGATCACAGTAACAGGCAATGTTGTTGGTGGCAACGTTAATACTACCAATTTGAGCCTAACTGGCAACGTAGTTTCTCCATTAAATGTGTCAGGCAATGTAACTGGTGGCAACATCATCAGTGTGGCAGCCGTTAGTGCAGCCACAATGACCACCACTGGCAATGCCATAGTGGGCGGCGATCTACTGGTCAATGGCAATCTAACTTATCTAAATGTCACCAGTTTTAATGTTGAAGATCCCATCATTGGCCTGGGCCGAGGCGCAAATGACGCACCATTGGTCAGCAATGACGGCAAAGATCGTGGCGTGGATTTGTTTTATTTTGCCAGCAGTGAAAAACAAGCCTTTGTGGGCCTTGACAACAGCACCAGCAAAATGTTTGCTGCTGTTGATGTTGCCGTTGCCAGCGAAATTGTAACTGTAGTCAACTATGGTAATTTTGTGGTTGGCAATTTGGAAGGTGCTACAGTTTCGGTCACAGGCAACGTCACTGGCAATTACTACATTGGCAATGGGTCACAGCTTACTGGTGTAACAGCCACCAGCATTGGGGTGCTACCCAGTTTGAGTGTAACTGGCAATATTATAACTGGTAACTTGAATGCATTGGACCAGGTAAGTGCTGTGGGCAATATCACTGGTGGCAACATTCTGTTTGGTATATTCAGATTACTTGGTAATGGTGATGCACAAGTTGGTAATTTGACTGTTAGTAACGGTCCAGGTGTTGGCAATCTTGTGGTTGGTAATATTATAAGTGCCACGGGTAATATTTTAAGCGGTAATAATATAATTGCTATTGCCAACGTTACAGGCGGTAATATATTTGCCGGATCAGGTGTTATTACCACAACTGGCAACATCACCGGCGGTAACATATTGACTGGTTCAGGTGTAATCAGCACTGGTGGCAATGTCAATGGCTCAGTATTTAATGGCAATGTGGCATTCACCACTGGTACAGTGTCAGGCAGCGGCAATATCATTGGCGGTAATATTGAAGTATCAGGTGTGCTGCTGTCCACCAACACAGTGTCAGCCACAGGCAATGTGACCGGCGGTAATATCAACACAGGTGGAAATGTTTCTACTTCGGGCAATGTCGTAGCCCAGGATCTTATAGTTGGCCCGGGCATAACTGGCGGTACTATAAGTGCGCTGGGCAACATTACCAGTGCTAATTCAGTAAATGCTGTGAGCTTGAGCCTGAGTGGCAACGTTGTGAGTGCATTGACCAGTGTAGCCAATATCACAACTACTGCCAACATTGCGGGTGGTAATATCCTAGCAGTTGGGCTATCTGCTGTGATTTCGGCTGCAGGCAACGTCACAGGTGGCAATGTAATTTCTATTGCAGATGTAAGTGCAGTGAGTGTGGTTGCTACAGCAAATGTGACCGGTGGCAATATCAACACAGCAGGGGTGATCACAGCCACTGGCAACATAACTGGCAATTACTTCATTGGCAATGGTTCACAGCTTACTGGTGTAACAGCCACCAGTATTGGTACACTGCCAAGTTTGAGCGTAACCGGTAACATCATTACAGGCAACTTGAACGCATTGGCTGAAGTCAGTGCTGTAGCAAATATCATAGGTGGCAATTTGATCACTGCTGCTGCCGTAAGTGCTGCTTCTGTCAGTGCAAGTGGCAATGTTACAAGTGGCAATGTCAACACTGCAGGCATGATTACTGCCACAGGCAATGTGACCGGTGGCAACGTAATTTCTATTGCAGACGTAAGTGCAGTGAGTGTGGTAGCAACTGGCAACATCACTGGCGGCAATATTTCAACAGCAGGAGTAATCACTGCCACTGGCAATATTACTGGCGGCAATGTCAACACAGTGACTGTCAGCGCCACAGGTGACGTGATTGGTGGCAATGTGTCAACGGCAGGACTAATAACTGCCACAGGCAATATTACTGGTAGTAATTTAATTACAGCAGGTGCTGTGATTGCAACTGGCAACGTAAACACTCTGGCCAATGTCAACGGCGCCAACTTGGGTGCATCAGGATTGATCACAGCAGTAGGCAACATCAGTGGCGGTAATTTAAATGCTGCAGGGTTGATCACAGCCACAGGAAACATTGTGTCTGGAGCGGCAATCAGTGCTGCTGGTAATATTGACGCAGTAGGCAACATATCAGCAGCCAATTTTATCGGTAATTTGCTGGGTAACATAGCGTTGACTGGCAGCAGCAACAGTCAGGTGTTGTTCAACAGCAGTGGCATTTTGACTGGTGACACAGGTTTAATATTTGATTTTGCAGCCAATGCACTCACTGTAGGCGGTGCAGTGACAACCACCAATGGTGGATCACTTACTGTAGATGGTTCAGCCACTATCACTGGCAACATCAGCAGTACCATTGGCAATATTGGTGGCGGCAATATTTTGGCGGCAACATTGTTGAGTTCTGCAGGAAATGTTGTGGGTGCCAACATCAACACAGGTGGTGTGATCACTGCCACAGGCAACATTACTGGTGGCAACATCAACACTGGCGCACAAGTGGTAGCAACTGGCAACATCACTGGTGGCAACATCAACACAGGCGCACAAGTGGTGGCCACAGGCAACATCACTGGTGGCAATATTATAACAGCCGCATTGGTGCAAGGACTAACTGTAAGTGCCACAGGCAATGTGATCGGTGGCAATGTTTCAACAGCAGGCTTAATCACAGCCACAGGCAATGTGACTGGTGGTAATATAAACACTGCGGGATTGATGTCAGTTGTGGGCAATGTGATTGGTGGTAATGTGTCAACAGCAGGCGTGATCACAGCTACTGGCAACATCACTGGTGGTAATTTGTCAGGAACCAGCATTGTTGGCACATTGACCACAGCCGCACAAACTAACATTACCTCAGTAGGCACATTGGACAGTTTGGCAGTGACCGGCAACGTTGTGGGTGGCAATTTAATAACCAATAGTGGATTTGTGTTTGCTACTGGCAACATCACTGGCGGCAATTTAAATGCTGCAGGATTGAGCCTGAGTGGCAATGTGATTTCCCCATTGAGTGTCACTGGCAATATCACAGCCAACAATATCACCGCTACAACCTCGATAAATATTGCAGGGGCAACTGTGGCAACCATAGATGATGCGGCTGCATTGGCAATAGCTTTAGGATAACAAATGGCAAATACTTTCACACGAAAAACTTCACAAAATGTTGGCGCAAGCCCTGATATAATTGGCAATTACACAGTGCCATCGGCCACAACCACCATTGTGATTGGATTGACTTGTACCAATACCACAGGCAGTGCAATCACAGCCAATGTGTTCTTGGCCAATGCCAGTGCCAACACCTACATTGTGGCCAACGCACCCATCAGTTCTGGAGCTTCGTTGATTCCCATTGGTGGAGATCAAAAGATTGTGATGATCACTGGAGACAAAATATACGTGCAAAGCAGTGCTGCCACCAGTATTGATGCAATTTTGAGCATAATGGAAATCACCTAATGAGTTATCTTGGTCTTCAACCCAACACACCGCTGCTGAATACCAGCACTCAAACGTTCAGCGGTAATTCGGTGGCCACACAGTTTACTCTGGCCAGATCGGTGGCATCAGCGTCTGATCTAGACGTGATGATTGGCAGCACACTACAAAGACCTTTTGCAGATTACACAGCTGGCAACGTAAGTTTGCAATTCATTTCAGCGCCCGCAACTGGAACCAACAACATCACAGTGACCTATCGTGCTGGTGCACTAAACAGTCTTGACTTGACAGTAAGCACGTTTAATGCAGGCACAGCCGCAGCACCAGGCGTAGTCAGTCTGGCAGCAAACAACACAGGACTTTATTGGGCCAATGCATCATCATTGGTTGTGACTACAAGTGGATCAGACCGAGTGGCATTCAATGCCAACACAACTTCAACCAGCACCACGTCGGGCGCTTTGGTAGTTTATGGCGGTGCCGGCATTGATGGTAATATTTTCATTCAAGGCCTAGCCAATATCACCAATCCCACCGAAAGCAGCAGTGTATCAACTGGTAGTTTGATCACAGCAGGTGGTGCTGGAATTGCAGGAAATCTAAATGTGGGCGGTGACATCACCTGTGTGGGCGACTTCACAGTGAATGGAACATTTACCACCACAGGCACAGACAGCCTGGCTGTGACAGATCCTTTTATCTTTTTGGCCGAAAACAATCCTGGCGATAACTTTGACTCTGGGGTAATTAGTCAGTTCTTTGATGGTGCCAACCTTAGATATACTGGTTATTTCCGCGACATAACTGACGCCAAGTACAAGTTGTTTACAAACTTGCTGACTGAACCAACCACCACAGTAGATACCACTGATCCCAGTTTTCAATTTACAGATTTAATTCTGGCTAACTTGAGTGCCACAGGCAATGTAGAAGGCACATACTTTATTGGCAACGGCTCAGCACTCACCGGCATATCAACTACCACCAGCAATATTTTCAACGGCAATACCAGTGTGGCTATCGCTGCAATCAACGCCAATGTCAACATAGTTGTAAACAGTGTGCAAATTGCCAATGTTTGGTCAGGTGGTATCAGTGTTGTTGGCGCAGTCAGTGCGTCTACCACACTCAGTGCCACAGGCAATGTGATTGGTGGTAACATTATCACTGTGGGTGTGATTACGGGTACTGGCAACATAACATCAGCTGGCAATGTGGCCGGCGGCAATGTGCTCACAGGCGGAGCCATGTCAGCAGCTGGCAACATCACTGGCGGCAACGTAATTGGTACCACAGCAGTCAGCACCGGTGGCAATGTGCAGGGTGGTAATATTAAAACTGCTGGATTTGTTTCGGCCACAGGCGATGTGTTGTGTGCCAATGTGTCAGCAGGCAATGTTAACACAACAGGTGCAGTAAGTGCCACTGGCAACATATTTGGCAACGAATTCACTGCTGTTGGCAACATCACTGGTGCTAATATCAATGGTGTGCTATATGGCAATGTCAACGCTACCATAGTGAGTGCAAGTGGAAATGTAACAGGCGGTAACTTAAACGCTGGCACAGGCAATATTTCTACCACTGGCAATGTGATACCTGGCAACATTTTGACCAACGGATTGTTGTCTGGACAAAACTTAACTGTGACCAGCGCAGTGACTTTTAGCACCTCGGGTTCAAATATCAATATTGGAACCAGTCAAACTACAGGCAATGTCAACATAGGTGGAGCCACACAAACTGGCACAATTTTAATTGGCCAAAGCACAAATCCACAGACCATAAACATTGGTCATGGTGCCACAGGCACAGGCAATACAAAAACTATTCAAATTGGCGAAAATGGGTTGGCTGGATCAACCACACTGATTGACATTGGTCCTGCCACAGCAACCACAGCCGCAGGCACAGTGACTTTCCAAACTGCCACAGTGGTGGCCATCGCCAACACATCGGGCACAGCACTCAGCGTGGCCGGTAATATCACTGGTGCCAACGTCCAAACCGGTGGACAAGTATCAGCTGCAGGCACAATCACTGGTGGTAATTTGGCCACAGGTGGCACAGCAAGTGCCACTGGCAACATCACTGGTGGCAACATCATCACAGCAGCAGCAGTCAGTGCTGCTTCAGTCAGTGCCAGTGGCACAGTAATTGGTGCTGGCAATATTACAGGTGCCAACATCAGCACCGGCGGCTTGGTCACTGCCACAGGCAATGTCACAGGTGGCAATATTAATACTGCTGGATTGATCAGTGTCACAGGCAATGTGCAAGCAGTTGGTAATGTGTCAGGTGGCAACATACTCACAGCCAACATGGTGCAAGGTGCCACACTCAGTGCCACAGGCAATGTGATTGCTGGCAATTTAAACGCCACTGGATTAAGCCTTAGTGGCAATGTGGTATCGGGTATTGCTACCACGGCCAACATCACTGGAGCCAACATCATTGCTACCACAGCAGTGAGTGCAGTGAGTGTGGTAGCCACTGGCAACATCACTGGTGGTAATGTATTGGGCGGAGCCAATGTCAATGCTACCACTCATACAGGCTCCACAGTTTCGGTCACCGGCAATATCACAGGTGGTAATGTCTTGGGTGGAGCCAACGTCAATGCTACCACTCATACAGGTACCACTGTTTCAGTCACTGGCAATGTGACCGGTGGTAATATTTTAACTGCTGGGTTGATTTCAGCTACTGGGAATATCACAGGTGGCAATGTGTTGGGCGGAGCCAACGTCAATGCCACCACACTCACAGGTACCACTGTTTCAGTCACTGGCAATGTGACCGGTGGCAACTTACGCACCGCAGGTGTGATATCCGCTACCGGCGCAATTACTGGTGCAGGCATAACTGGTACCAGTTTGACAGTGTCCACTGGCACAGTTACACTGGGCAACATTACCAATGGCAATGGCAACGGTGTGGGCAACATTGGTGCCACAGGCGGATTCTTCAACACAGTATTTGCCAAAGCAACATCAGCACAATACGCTGACTTGGCAGAATGGTACGACGCAGATGCAGACTATGCGCCAGGCACTGTGTTGGTGTTTGGCGGTAGCAATGAAGTTACCTTGGCTGTGGGAATCAACGATGTGCGTGTGGCAGGAGTAGTCAGTACCAATCCTGCACACATCATGAACTCAGGACTCAAAGCACCCCATACAGCAGCCGTGGCCTTGACCGGTCGTGTGCCTACATTGGTAGTGGGCCCGGTGGCCAAAGGTGACATGATGGTCACAGCCGGCGGCGGCCGAGCCAAAGCCTGTGCAGAACCCAGAATAGGCAGTGTGATCGGCAAAGCCTTGCAGGATCATCCAGGTGGCGCAGGTACGATTGAAATTGTTGTTGGAAGAATGTAAGGATAAGAAATGGCATACCTAGGCAATACTCCGCAGATTGGTCAATACCGTAAAATGGACACATTGACCTTCAACGGTGTGACACAGACGTTTAACATCACCATAAGTGGAGTGCCATTCAATCCTCCCACAGCATTTGCCATGTTGGCAGTGCTGAACGGCAACCCATTGAATCCTGGTGTGGACTTTTCCATATCAGGATCTACCATTAGTTTTGCCTCAGCACCTGCAGCGTTTACTCCATTCTTTGCGTTGATCTTTGGAGACACGCTATATACAGGTACGCCCAGCGATGCCACTGTGACCAACAGCAAAATTGCACAAGGCACAATCAATTACGACCGGTTCAGCGTTGACACACAAGCAACATTGACTGCGAATCAAATCATATTTGGAGTTTAACTAAAATGGCAAGACAAAGATTATACGAGTACGTATTTGCACCAGGCACAGCAGGTCTAGGTACTGTGAAAGTACAAGGTCGCTACAACCTGGCAGACTTTTTGGCCATTTACGATACCACCACAAACAGCAGTATCTACAACTTTGGAGCACCCACACAAGGCGGCACTGCAAGCTGGGCAGCCGGAGTCACTGCAGAGTTTCCCACAGCCTATGCTGGAGTGACCACACTGAATCTGGATCTTGATACCAGCGCACTCAGTGCCAATGATCAGCTGGCCATTTATGTAGAAAGTCAAAGTCTCAAAACTGAACCATGGGAGTTTGGCGAAGATGCTATTGGTCGCAGTCGTGTGGCCAACCCAGAAAGTTTGATCGACGCTGACTTTGAATACGGTTTACAAAACACCAAATGGCAGAATTTTTCACTAACACAGTACATTCCCAATTTCTATGAAGACGTGGGAGCTGACCTTATAGTAAACACCAACGGCTATATCACGATGCTGGCCAGTCCCAACACCTTGACCAGCAATGTGGACACATCAATTAATGCAGTGGACCAAGGCACCCCGCCCTGGATCGCCAATGACTATGCCATGATCATCAGTCAAACACAGGGCAATACCGCACCTTTTGTCAGCAGCAGTTTGACAGCCAATGTCAACAGTTCAGCTGAACGCACATTCACTGTGTCGTCAACCACTGGTGTGTCAGCACTGGACAACATTGTGCTGGTGGGTCGTCCCTCAGCAGTGGCCACTACCATAGCAGTAGGAATTATCAGCACCGCCACTACCACAGTGGTGGTAGTGGACGGCACAGGCATCACTATAGGCAATTACATCATAGTAGAAACTGACACTGCTGGCATATATGAAGTGATGGCAGTGACCAACAAAATCACCAACACTTTGACAGTGGTCCGACAGGTCAACCAAACCAACGGTGGCAGTGTCAACATTGGCATTGGCAATGATGTGCATGTGGTGACCACAATGGAAATTGCGCAGGTGGATGAAGTTACCAATGCTACCACCTTGCAACTGCAACGCGGCTGGTTCAATACCACCGCCGCCAATGCCTATCTCACAGGCTCAATTTTCCAACGTCTCAGCAGCAACGTAGAAATCGTCAAGCACACTGTGGTCGACACAGGGGTCAACGGTACTCAGACCATTGCTCGAGCACAGTTCAACACCACAGCTCTGGACACCGCAGCAGCGGGATCACCATTTTTGCGACTCACAGGTTCCTGGTACGGTGGCAGCAACACCATCCCCACTGTGGGAGTCAACGTGACTGATTCTAATTTGGCAGTGGATAATTATGTAAGTGTGCTGAATCTAGTCAACAGCAATGGCGAAGGAGTGAATCTGGTCAACCTGGGCGAAACCAACAATTTCAGTTATTATCCACGACGTGCGCTGAATCTCTCACCAGGTTATCCGCTAAGTCAAACCGACACTGTGATTCGCGAGGCCTTCCCTTACACTGGTTCGGACCTGGATGTGTCAGGCATTGCCAGTGATGGTAGCAATCCCAGCACCATCACAGTCACCACCACTTATGCACACGGTCTGGTACCCGGCACGCCAATCATGGTGGTGTTGGGGTCTGGTACCAATGCTGTGTACGCTGAAGGATCGTTTTTGATTATAAGTGTCCCAACCACCACTACATTTACCTATCAAGCCAAAACAGGGGCAGCAGTGACTTCACCAGCCTCGGCCACTATTAACACACGCAGCAATGCTGCCTTCTTGCCCAGACCTTTTGATGGCGGCGTGCTCATGGGACCTGGATCACCGTCACGTGGTTCGGCAGCGTCAAGACAGACCAAGAAATACTTTAGATATCAGTCCGGCAAAGGCATACTGTTTTCATCAGGTACTATGCTCAAACCCAGTTTTGACATTGTGTTTATTGACTCCGATGGAGACAATGTCAATGACAATATCTCAGTGACCACTGACGTGGAGCATGGCCTGCAGGCCGGTGCTGTGGTGGCCATATCTGGGGTCACAACCTCAGGCTATAATAATACAGGTTATGTTGTGACCAGTATCACCAGCGATGTGACCTTTGTGGTGCAGGCTCAGAATCCCCTGGGCGGCGGCGACAGCACCCTGGTTGAGCTGGGTCAACAGCCCAGAGTCAGTGTGACTGGCTGGCATGGCAGCAGTATCAGAGCCGGCATTTTTGACGATCAAAATGGCCTGTTCTGGGAACACGATGGGCAGAGTTTAAATGTGGTACAGCGTACCAGCACATTTCAACTGGCTGGTTTTGTCAATGTAGGTGTTGGATCAAATCTTGTGACCGGCGACGGCGACTGCAGATTTCAAGATCAGATCAACAATGGTGATCTAGTGATCATACGCGGCATGAGTCATTATGTGACCAGCATTACCAACAACAATCGCATGACAGTGGTGCCCACTTTCCGTGGGGTAAATAATCAGACTCGAGTAAAAATGACTCTGCGCAACGAAATTCGTGTGCGACAAGCAGACTTCAACATTGACACTTTGGATGGCACAGGAGCATCAGGTTATACCATTGATGCTAACAAAATGCAGATGTTGGCATTGGAATATTCCTGGTATGGTGCTGGTTATGTGACCTGGATGGTGCGCGGTCAAGACGGCAGATTCATCCACGCTCACCGCATACCCAACAACAATCGCAACAACGAAGCCTACATGCGATCAGGCAACTTGCCGGCCAGATACGAAGCCATCAATGAAACTGCCATCAGCAGTCTGGATGGAGCCATTGATGACACAGTGACTTCGATCACCCTGCGAGATGCTACTGATTATCCCGCAGCATCTGTGACTTATCCGGTGTATGTGATGATTGAAAGTGAAATCATCAAGTATTCAGGCAAATCAGGCAATACACTCACTGGGTGTACCAGATCTGCCACTTTTACTCAATGGAATGAAGGCGCCAGTCGCAGTTTCACCGGCGGTGCGGCTGCTTCGCATGCTGACAACACTGGTGTGATCCTGATTTCAACCACTTGCACACCTTTGGTCAACCACTGGGGCAGTTCAGTTATCATGGACGGCAACTTTGATGGTGACGAAGGATTTTCATTCACCTACAATCGACAAAACTATGGTTTGCCGGGCAGCATTGGTGCCACACAAACTGCATTTTTGATGCGCCTGGCACCCAGTGTCAGCAACGGTATTGTGGGCGATCTAGGGCAGCGTGATCTCATCAACCGGGCGCAGTTGACCCTGCAAGATCTTGTGTTGAATGTGTCAGCCGGGCGATACCTAGTGACTGGTATATTAAATCCCAGCAACATAGACTCGGCTAACACAGTGTTCACTGGCTTGAACAATGCTGGTGGCGGCTTTCAGCCCAGTTTTTCACAGTTTTCAGTGGCTCCAACATTTGCAGGTGATAACACTGGTGGTGTGCAGGAAGCACCACAAAACGCACAAGGTGGTTTCAGTCGCTCAGGGGTAAAACCGTTTTTTGGCACATCGGGCACCAGGACCTTTGCCAATCTTACACCTGTTGTGGTATCTAGCGCAGGCACAGGTGCCAATGTTTCAGTCATTGTGACTCGTGCAGGCACTGTGTACAACATAACCACCACAGCCATCAGCATTCAAAATCCTGGCTCGGGTTATGCTGTGGGCGACAGCTTGAAAATTCTTGGCAATGTCTTGGGCGGATCAACTCCCGCTAATGACTTGAATCTAACTGTGTTGACCATTGCTACAGACATTGCCGGTGGGGAACGCCTGTTTGCCTTTCCCATCAATGCCCTGGGCACCAACAAGTTAGATCTAGCACAGATCAAACAGATTGGACAGAGTGCTGTACCCGGTACCGGCACCTATCCCAATGGTCCAGAAGTGTTGGCTGTGACCATCACAGCCCTGACCACACAGACCAGTCCAGTTGGCGAGATTCAGTTGAGTTTCCAAGAAAGCCAGGCTTAACTGCTCAAGGCAAGATACCGCTCCACAGTGTCTATCTTGCTTTGTACTGCTTCTATGTTCACAGTTGACCACAGGCCGGGGTGCATGGGTCTAGGCCATTGCCCACGATCGATCCAGGCATAGCCCATATGCTCGTTGTTGAGCACAGGCACAAACTCATCAGCCACAACACAAACCCAGGTGTTGTATTCAAATTGACCGTCTGATGATGTGAATTTTTCCAAGGGAACCAAGCGTTGATATTCAGGCATTGAGCCTAGTTCTTCAATGCACTCACGTTCCATGGCACCCAGCAGGGTTTCGCCGGTTTCTACTTTACCACCAGGTAGTCCCCACGAGCCGGGGTGCCTAGTATCATTGCGTAGCAAATACAAGTAACGCCCTGTAGCACTGCTACGAAACCAAACTCCCACTGCCTTCACAGCACAATCCTCCAGGTGCCTCCTGGATACACGCCTTGATAACTCTTGACCCAGGCTTCGCCGGTCCAGCGATACTGAATACCTGTGGTGATGTTGGTCACATACTGTGTGTTGTTGGTTTCTGTGGCGGCACGGAATACCACACGCCAGTAGTTGTTTGAGTACTCAATGATGTCATTGGCCTGTGCTACTAGGCCGCGACCATTGGCACCGGTCCAATCTGCGGCTGGCGCAGAATTGTCCAATGACCCTGTGTCTTCAGTCAGCAGATATCTCACTCCTTGCAAAACAGAATCTTCGGGTCTTGGGCCTGTTGCCAAAGGATTGATAATGGCATTGATAGGATCAAGTGTGTTTTGTGGAGTGGTGTCAATATCCACGTCAAACAACAAGAATCGGTCATCGTTGGGATCCAGTGCAACAGTGCCCACTACTTCAGTTTCGTCTGGTTGTATCAGTCTGATTTGACTGATACCAGGACGCAGTGATCCATACAGGTCAATCACTGCTGGCCACAACAGGTTAGAGTCAGGCACAATTTCAGGAGGCGCAACACTGTCATTATCGGGCTCCTGTGCTAGATATTGTTGTTGCAAACATTGCAGTTTGTTGCCAATCAACACTGTGGCCCAGTTAAACGGTGTTATAACTTGTCTGGTGCCCATCAGCAAGTCTTCATTGTCAATGGCATTGTTCAAGTCGCCTTGTGCGTCATACATCGACGCAATCACACGTTCAATCACACCTAGTTTTAGCACTTTGGCAGGTGGTGAAATCCAGATGGGCATGCTGAACGTCAAGGTGGCAACATCTATGGGATTGTCTGTGCCAACGGGTATGCTACGACTGCTCCATTGAGTGCGATCTAGATACATTACACTCAAACTGGTCCAGTCAATGTAGTTGTCTGTGCTTTGTATTTCCAAACTGGGGTTGAACAAGGTCAACACCTGTTCCAACAACTGCAACTTCTGATTGGTATTACTGGTCCAGATGTCAAGGTTGATTGTGAGTTTGAACGGCACAGGCATCAAACGTTCAATGCTGAATGCATTGCCTTGTGTGGTTTCGTAGGTTTCTGTACTGGGATCATAAGTGCGTTGGCGCACATTGATTCTGCTCACAAAGTAAGGATCTTGCATGCGGCTTTGCTCATAGTCTAGTCCAGTGATGTAAAATGTCATCAAGGGAGTGGAAGGCAAACTGTTGCGACTGTTTTCTTGTATGATGGTTTGAGCATTGCGACTGGCATCACCATAACGAATAGGCACACGTATCAGCGCAGCAGCGTTTACGCCGTCAGTTTCGTTACCATACTCAATCTGGAATCCAGAAAAAATTCTGGTAAATTGCAGTAAAAATCTGCGTATTTGTTCGTCGTAAAAGAATTGTTGCATGTGTAGACCAGGTTAGGTGCCAGGTGGTAAAAATCCACCTTGGTCGCCGTTGTCAGCACGTGGTCTAAGTATTTCACTGAGACTTTGACGACTTGGAATGTTGCCCAGATCCTTGGTGTTGACAGTAGCAGTGTTATTTA